CTATTCGGCGCCGGCTATTACCGCTTATTCCGCAATTCGTGCGAATGCTCAGGGTACGGCGTCAGAATCAGGTACAAGCATCCTGGTAAATTGTAGCTGCACATGTTCATCCGTTGACGGCAGCAATTCAGTGACCTGGTCATGGAAGTATAAAAAGGCCGCCGATTCAACCTGGACGAATGGTGCATCCGGGATAGCCAGCGGTACGGCGAGTCGGATAGACGGCATTGCGGATGTCAGTTACACATATCAGGTACAGATTACCGCTACCGACGCATTAAACGGCAAAACGTCTGTTACGGTTAACGTACTTACACCGGGTGTTGTGATCTTTCTGGAGAAAAACGGTACCGGTCTGGGAATCGGAACGAAGACGTCTGCGCAGACTTCGGATCGTACGAGTAAAGGCGCCCTGCATATAGACATCTCAGCGGATTGGAACATCTGGCACGGAGATTACCTGATACCTATGATCCATGTAGGATCAACCGCTCCGAGTGATACGAACGCGCTTTGGCTTAAGCCTGTGAGTTAGGTGGTGATGGGATGTCCGCTGTTGACTATTTGGTTCCATCAAATGGATCTACCGTTTCCGCAGGCGTTGATTTTGTAATTGAAGCCGGGTGCAGCGATTATCTGGCTTATGACCCGGATTACACGTTCTGTAATGTGTACCTGAATCTGGGTGATGCTACAAAGTCGTATCACCTTACGGTAAGTGATTACTATGAGGACCGTGTAGGATTTGTTGTCCCTATGGACGGGCGTGACTTTCCGTCGGGGTATTCTCCCTCTGACGTTGTCAGTGTTGGGGCAGATATATATTTGGCTGACGGTACATCCTCAGAACCATGGGCTGATCGGGTATCAACGTACGTAACGTACCCAGTGTCATCCGATCCTGTCATTACACAGCAGCCAGAGCTGACCAGTCCTTCGGCGGGTGCCGCGGGTACGTCAGTTGTGATGACCTGGACAGCCGCCCAGATGCAGAATCAGGGATCTGCGGTACTCCACTATCAGGTGTTCGTTGGGCCGTCTTCGACCTATAGCGATAGTTATCACATAGCGACTACTACAGCCCTGACGCACACACTGACTGAGGCTGAGATTATCAGTAAGTGCGGTAATCTCTTCGGCAGCGGAACCGGTCGGGGCATATGCTATCTGTTTGTGAGGGCCTACTGGGAGATAGGCGGAACCCCAATGGCAGAGGGATGGACAACGCCGACAGGGCAAGCGTTCATTTACTTACCAACGGTTAACCCGCCGCAGAATGTGAGCCTCACACCCGCCAGAGGCAAGGCCTTTACGATTACCTGGACTACGGCAACGATGGGTAATGGGGATGTAGCCACTCGGACGAACTTAATGCGTAAGATGGATGGCTCTGAGAGTTATGAGGCCATAGCGCAGAACCTATCAGGCAATTCATACACGTTCAATGTTCCAAGCACGTGGACAAAGAATCAGACATACCTGATCGCCCTGCAGAACATCTATTACATCCGTGATGCGTTGTCTGCCAGTGTTACGTTCACGTACTCACCCGAAAACACGATTCGACTTGGCGGTGTGGATTATGTCATTATGAGGTACATAAACAACACTTGGGTTGCGATGGATCCGTATAAGTATGTGAGCGGTGAATGGAAGCTGTGCTCGACCACTTAAGGAGGTGATGATCCTTGATTTATACCCCTAATCTGGGGCTGGGCAAGCCCATTGGTGCGGACTATGTGACGCCTGCGGCTTTCAACGCCAATTCGGACATTCTGGATGAAGCCGTCCATGATCTTCAGACCGACATGACTGCTGCGCAGGCAGACATCCTGAGACTTAAATCGGGGTACGCCATAGCGAATGTTGTGACACAGGTTACGAGAGAATGGCTGGAAGAACATGGGGCAACGACATGCTACATAGACGGTCATACGGTCTACGTAGGCTAAGGAGGTGATAGGGTTGAAAATTCAGGAAGCAAGCGATCTCATCGAGATCGGACGCGTAGGTGAAAACCAGCGTACGGCGGTTACTTTCAACTTGAGTACGGAATACCCGGGTGCCGATATTACGGTTATACATCAGCGCTCGGGAGATCCGACCGGGTATCCTGTGAACCCGGAAAACTACTCCGTGAATGACGGTATCCTCACCTGGATAATTACGTCCGGTGATACCGGTAAGCGGGGCATAGGTGCTGTAGAGATCATCTACACACTCAACGACGTGATCATGAAATCCGAAATTTACCGGACAGTGACTCTGCCCGCACTGGATTCTTCCGAAGGACCCGCGCCACAGCCGTGGACAAGCTGGCAGCAGGAAATAAAGGGCTACGCAGACACAGCGGCAGCCGCTGCGGAGACCGCAACAGCGGCTGCGGAGACTTCAAGCGAAGCTGCAGAAACGGCAACGTCGGCGATAGCAACGGTAACAGAAGCTGCTGATGCGGCAGAACAGGCAAAGGCTGATGCAGAGGCGGCAAAACAGACAGCGGTAGCTGCGTCTGAAACAGCAGTAGCTGCAAAGGACGCAATCCTTGCATCCATCTATTTTGACGGTACCACGTTAGTAATTGGAGGAGGTGGAGTTTAATGGATGTTATCTTTCAGACAGGGGCAACCCCCAGGCTGACCATCGGGCTGCATGACGTTGTAACCGCTGATGGCGTTCAGAAGAATATTCCGATTGAGTGCGTGATGGTCAGGACCAGCAGCGATCTCGCGAATCTCCCGGAATATCCTGCTGGAACGGTTGCATATACGCCCGGCTTTTCAAACATCTGGCAGTTAAATACTGCCGGGGCATGGGTAGAGATGGGGTGATTGTGTGGATGTAGTAACGCTGGCCATTGCTTTGCAGTTAGCAAAGAAGATGATTGAAGGGCTGGATGGGTTTGATTATGGCGTTTGCCGTACAGCAGAAACAACACCGTACGGTATATCGTTCGTAAAAGACGGTACGACCATTACCGGTACGCTGGTAGCATCCGCAAGTACAATGCATAAGATCTATCTTGTCCCGAAGAGTAACGGCACGGGCAACTACTTCGACGAGTATATTACTGTCGAAGATAACAGCAGCTATACATGGGAGAAGTTCGGAAGCACTGAGTTTGTTCAGCAGACTTTGGTGTGTGAAGAGGTCAACCATGAGATCAGGATTAGCCTGGAATAAGGAGGGGCATTTATGCCTGGATATGTAAATTCTTTTTATGACCTGATCGCTGAAGAGTCAAAGGACATTCGCGATACACATGTTCGCGAGTTGATCGCTGACGAATTCAGCACGCAGCGTAATTATGCTGTTGGCGATTACACCATTTATGATGCAGAGTTCTACAAGTTCATTGCACCCCACAATGCAAGTACATGGAATGCTGATCATGTGCTTAAGCTGACCGTGGCGGATGAACTTGCAGTCCTCATGGCTGGCGAGAGCCAGACAAGGATTGATGCCGTTTTTGCCGCGATGATGGATGGCACGAACACTTCCAAGGTGTTCAAGGCATGGTGGCCTTTGTCTGATGATGGTACTGATACCAAGTACGAGCGGCTTTGCCGGTTCGCGCGTATGATTCAGACCGCTGCGGGAGATCTGACGTATACCTTGAAGTATACCAAGCCCGAGAACGGGGATTCGTTCAACATGACCCCCATGGACGATCTGGCGGATGTCAATGCAGCCCAGCTTTGCACTGAGGCTACGACAGCTGTCGCGGACGCTTTTGACGAAGGCTTCATTGGCGGCTGGTACACCCGCATGAACGCTCTGAGCCTCGCGGACGGCACGATGAATGTTCTGGCGGTTGAGGGTGTTGACGATACGTTCGACCTTACCGGTGAACTGGCGCCGGTCTATACCGTCACGAACGCGCTCTATTTTAATCAGTGGTCAGACAGTGACTATTCGTACAAGTCTTGGCGTGCGAACGCTGCTACGGGCTATGCCGGTTATGCCGGTGACATTGACACCAGCAGCGTCAAGCGTGACATCACATGGAGTCCGACTTTCCCCGGCGGTTATGACTCGAACGGTAAGATCGGTTCTGGCTACGGTCAGAAGCCGTATAATCGCAAGAGCGGTTCTGCCGGACTGACCAGTGCCCGCACGGTAGGCGCTTATGAGGCGCTATGGGGTGACTATGATACAATCCATGTGCTGGACATGTGGCAGCTTCGTCACTTCAAGCAGGGGAATTCCGGCCTGTGTGAGGGTTGTCAGAACTATAACTTCCAGTACACAGTGGCAAAGGCGGAGACTGGCGTAAAGCGCGTCCTGCTGACTACCGCACAGGCAGCAAACCTTCAGGTCGGCAGCAATATCATGGCTGGTACGCATCCGTCCGGTACGAACACCGACCGCGGCACGGCGGCGAACTTCGACATCTTCGATAATGCGACGATCACCAGCATCGAGTCCGTGACCATCGACGATGTGACGTATGCTGCTGTGAACGTTGATACCTCGAGCACGTTTGACGTACCTGAGACCGGTTATGTCAGCACGGCTCCCTGGAGTGCTGGTGACACTGAGCGCCTGCCGGGTCATAAGGACGGCGCCTGCTACAGCCTGACTGCGGGCAGGAACCCGATGCGCGTCATGGGCATTGAGGTTATGGACGGTGCATACACGATTGGCCTTGACCCGCTTTATCAGGTCACGTGGGACTCTGAGACAAGTCGTGGATTGTATCAGATTTATCAGTGTAAGGATCCGACCAAGCAGGCCGCCAGTGTGACCTCTGATTACGTTGATACGGGTATCGCATACGACGCTATGCCCAGTGGGTGGCAGTACGTGAAGAAATTCGTCCAGACTCTGCTGGCAATTCTTTTCCCGGAAACGATCGGCGGAAGCTCATCGACCTATGTAAAGGACGCTTTCTTCGGTGCGCCCTCCTCTGGGGTGCGCTGCCCTTGGCGTTTCGGGCATCTGAACCATGGCGCTACTGCGGGCCTTGGTTGTGAGTCTGGTAACGCTGCGCCTTCGGACGCGGGCTGGTACGGGCGCCCCCGCCTTTCTGGATCCGGTAAAAGCAGGGGGTAATAAGGTTGGCGGAAGCGAAGCTTTCGCCAACTTATTGGGGGGTGCAACCCCCCTGAGTTCAGAATCTTTTAGGGTCCATACGCGGGCCTTTATATATGGTTCACTGGTGCGAAACGGTGCGGCCGCTTTCAACGGTACGAACTCCTCTGGGGTACGCTGCCCTTGGCGTTTCGGGAATCTGAACAATGGCGCTAATGCGGGCCTTGGTTGTGAGAATGGTAACAATACGCCTTCGAACACGAACTGGAACGGGCGCCCCCGCCTTTCCGACAACAAGCCGCTTTACGCGGTGATATTGCACCTTTGAATCCCCAAACTGAAATTCTGATGATACGGAAGTCCCCGGAGAAGGGAGTACCAGTCTGTAGAGGCTGGCTACGGGGTCAGTAGTAGAGTGATACGACCTGATTTAAGGCCGGTCTAACCGAACGCCCTCTGATCAAACAGAAAGATATTAATGTGAAGTTTAATATATTATCCCTCGACTTATGCAGACAGGCTGCATGGGACCTTTACGATGGTAAATGGTCTCGAAGCGATATACTGGCTTTTACTGAGGAAATGACGGGCATTGCCCGTGAGGAACTCTGGGCCGGGCGACTGAATAACGACCTTGGCCCGAAGGTAGAAGTCATCGACAGTATCGCCCTGTACCTCTTGGACCTGGCGGAGGACATCATTGCGGGCAAAGCCCGTGACGATGTCCTGCCGGTCCGGACAGAAGAACGCTATGACAACATGGCAGGAAAATACCGGACTGTCGCAACCCTGAGTATCCCCCACCAGCTGCTTGGACATCTGGCTAAGCTGGGCCTGGACCCTCTGTTCAGGTCCAGTCTACTGCCTACACAGCATGCGTCGATTCCTGGCAGAGGTCAGACGGGTATGCTTCGCCATGTGAAGAAAGCCCTTCGGAAATCCTCTAATGGTATCACTTATTGCCGCAAGACAGATGTAACGCATGCCTACGGCAGCGTGATGTACGCCCGGATGATTGAGATTATTAAAGAGCAGATTCCCCGGGCAAAGTGGCTATTCCCGATACTCGAGTTTTTAGGGAGAATGGCACCTGACGGGCATCTGATCATTGGTGGATATCTTGATGCATGGCTCTTCAATTATGCGATGTCGTTCGTGCTGCGCTTTATAATGAGGCAGGGTTACTACCGCCGGGGTAAGTTCATCCCCTATGTGGTAAAGATTGAGACTTATATGGATGACTTCATCCTGCTGGGATCCTCGCAGAAAGGCCTGACACGCATCGTCGGTCTGATGAACGAGTTCATGTGTGATTTCCTTCAGATCTCCTGCCGGCCGACTACGAAAATCATAAGACTCCTGAACGTGGAAAAGGAGCATGCCCGAAAAAAGCTGCCCAAGCCGTCTCAACGGGGATGCCCGGCAGTGGATGCCGCCGGATTTAAGATTCACCGGACGCATGTGACTATGCGGGGCCGGGTGGCAAAGCGGGTTATCAGGACATATAGTCGGGCGTATCGGGAACTACAGGAGACAGGTACAATCCAGATCCAACAATCCCGGTCAGTGATGGCGCGATGGGGAAGCCTAAGTCAGACGGACAATTACAAGTTTTGCGAGAAATACCATGTATACGAAGTAAATAGGGTTGCAAAGAAGGTCATTGCTTATCATGACCGAAGTGGTCATAGAAGACGAAAGGAGCGGATGCAGAATGCTGTTAATGAATACCGAAAGCAGTGTGATGCCGGAGAAGGTCCTCGTAGATCGTGAGAGGAATGTAAGGCTGGCTGATCATGTGACCGAAAGGGTCACCGAAGACGGTCAGACTATGTACGTATACGATGAGGCAGTCTTCACACTGCCTGAAGACCGCACAGAAACGGCGGAGGATATCCTGGCGGCGTTTGATGACTGGTGGGCATACGGTGCGCAGCCGGATGAAACGCCGGCCACCCTGGAGGATAGAATCAACGAACTGGAAGACCTGGTCTTCACACTTTTTGGAGGTGAAGTCTGATGTGGTTTACAATCATCAAAAGGAAGTACCAGCAGCATGAGATCACTGCTGCACAGGTCTGGAACTACGCGGATGAAGGGAAAATTACCGCCGTGCAGGCCAACCTGATTTGCGGTCCAAGACCTACCCAGAATTGAGCGGGCCATGTTATAATGGCGGTGGGAATTTCCTCCCAGTAACTGGTCTGGGAGAAGAGCCGACAGGGGCTGATGTCTGTCGGCTCATATTTTTTAAGGAGACGAGATTATGATTAAGACTAGTGACGCGATAGAAGTCGCGAGGAGCATGCTGGGCACACCGTACTCAACGCTGGATTGTATTAACTTCATCAAGGCAATTATTCGAAAAGCGCCGGGCGGTGATCCCAAGTATACGGATGCCCATGTGCCCGCATTGTGGGCAAGCTACAATAGTTCTCCAAAGTACCGCCACCTGATCTGGCGGCAGGAAAGTCTGGATAACCCGAGACCGGGTATGCTGGCATTTAAGGGAAAACCGTTGGGCCGGGATCATGAGCCATCCCATATTGGTCTCGTAACAAGTCCTACGACGGTTATCCATTCTTCAAGCGCCAAAGGCGGTGTGGTTGAGACAGATCTGCTGAACGGGCAGTGGACACTGCTTGGGCAGTCAACATTCATTGAGATTGGTGAAAGCGAGGGAGCACCTGTGGCTGATAATGTACCGTACTACGCAGTAGTAACAACTGAATCCGGGGACCTGAATCTCCGGCAGGGGCCGTCAACCAATGACCTGAAAATTGGATCAATTCCCAGAGGAACTACCGTACAGGTCATGAAGGATTATTCGTCAGGCTGGAGCTTTGTGAAGAGCGACTATGGTACCGGTTATGTATCCAAAAAGTATCTGACAGTAACCAACGAGTCACCAGTTGAGGATGCAGAAGAGCATGCGGGCATTGAGAGTACTGGTTGGTTTGAGGACGTGACATTGATTTCTGAGACAGGCGCGGCGATAACGCTATCCGGGAGATGGCGTATCGCAGAAGATTAGGGGGGTGTAAACGGTGGAGTCTTATTTGGTGAATAACCTGAGCGGGGATAATCTGCTAAGGTTTCTGGTGATGATCCTGGTCGTTTGCTGGGGATATAACCTGGTATCAACGGCCCGGCAGAATGCACGCAGTGAGAAGAGTCGTTCAAGGGAACCATTCGCAAGGATTGATTCATCCATGAACGAAATCCGTTCTAAATGCGATATACACGTGCATGATATTAATAATCGTGTGGATGCGCTCGAGCGGCGAATGAATGAGTACGATAAGGATATGAAGGATCTGCATAATGGGCAGGCCTATCTGTGCCGTGGCGTGCAGGCATTGCTGGACAACGCACGCCACAACGGGAATGAGGACGAAATGCTTGAGGCATCCAACGGAATAAACAAATGGCTGCGTACAAGATATTCAGAATAGAGGTGATAAGATTTGAAGACGTGGATTAAGGCAGCCCTGATCAGGGCTGTGAAGACCGCTGCACAGACTGCACTGACAATGATCACTGTCGGTCAGGCGTTCTTCGAGATTGACTGGATAAGTCTCCTGTCCATCTCCGGCGTGGCTGCCATTTACAGTATCCTGACAAGCATCGTGACGGGCCTGCCGGAGGTACCGGAGAATCCGCCTGTGGAGACTTGACGGATTTTTCCTGCTGTGGTACTATATTATATGTAATATAACCGCAGGAGGGAAGAAATGGTAGGCGAAGCACAAAAGAAAGCAACCCAGAAATATAAGGCCGCGAACACGGTGAACTTTTCTTTCAACCTGAACCGCAAGTACGATGAAGACATCATCACAAGGTTGCAGTCGGTGGAGAACAAGACAGGTTACATCAAAGAACTGATAAGAAACGATATCGGGCAGTCGGAATGACTGCCCGATTTTTTTTCAAATTGGGGGTTGACAGACATATATTACTTGTAATATAATCAGCTCATCAAATCCAAGGAGGACATCGACTATGATGAACTACGAACTTCCGGTATTACAGGCCAAGATTGCCGACCTCAAGAGCCTCAAGAATGAACGTGATGAGCTGGATACTCTGATCTCTGCCCTTGAGGACGAGATCAAGACGGTCATGGGCGAGGATCAGGAACTGCTGGTAGGGCCGTTCAAGGTATCCTACAAATACGGCTCCCAGACCCGCTTTGACACTAAGACGTTCAAGGTGGACTACCCTGAGGCCTATGCAAAGTACAGCAAGATAATTCCTACCCGGACCTTCCGGGTGGCATAAGAAAGGAGAAACTGCTATGAAAATTGTTATTCGCGTAACGGACCCTGAGATTAAGAAGATCGATATTGAAAAGCTAAATGAGCTTCAAGATGCGATCCAGGGGTGTTTCGAAGAAAAGGTCAAGGTCTTCTTCGAGTCTGTAGAAGACTGCACACTGTACGCTTAAGGAGGAACGATTATGACACGTCATACCGCACGGACCGTTATCGACGGTCGTGAGTACCTTGTTATCAACTGGAGTGCTTACTATCCCCTGGACGTGTTCACGGTAGAAGAGGCTCTGGAAGATTACAACCTGAGCCTCCTCGAAAATTTTTCAAATTTTTAAAATTTAGGGGTTGACAGGGTCAAACTGGCGCGATATAATACGCCCCGCAAGCCACGAGCGCGTGGCTTACTAAAATCGGTGTGTTCGGATGCTGAATGCACCACTCCACTACAGTAGTAATATCCGAACCGCTCAGGTTCGGATTTTTTATTTTCTCCGAAACACTGCAAAAGGCGGTGATGAACGTCCCGTCTGATTGATCAGTTAACACCACGCGATCAATCAAATCATTACACAAAAACCTGTCGTAGTCAATACGAGAGAGCCGATTGGCCTTGTAGTGCTCAAGGAACAGGGAGACAGCACCTACATCGAGCGGCATCGTCTCAGCATCAATCTGAGAAATTTTTTCGACCAGTTCCGTCTTCTCCTGTTCGTAGTGGTTGAGACGGTTGAAAAACTCCTGCGAGGAGTATCCCTGTTCGACAGCATGCCATCCATTCGACAAGGCCTTTTCCACCTCTGCCAGACGGTCAGACAGCATCTTCCTCTCAGGATTGTCCTTCATATCCTTCTCGATGGTCTGGATGCAGACCTGGGCGATGTGTTCGATGGCCTCAGGTGTAAGGAAGTGATCCTTGACCAGCTTCAGGACTGCATACTCGATCTCACCCTTGCGCTCCGTACGCTTGGTGCAGATCCCCCTGTTCTTTTTCCGAGTGATACACTTATAGTAGGTGTGCAGCTCGCCGTTGCGGCTGGTACCGGACTCACCGTACATAGGCTCCCCACAGGAGCCGCAGATCAGCTTGGGGGACAGAAGGTAGACCTCTTTGGCCTTATACTTCGGGCGGCAGTGCGCGGATTCAGACAGGCGAAGCTGCACGCGCTCCCAAAGCTTGTCATCCACAATGGCAGGAATGGCACCTTCTGTGGCCTTGTAATTGCCATAGGTATAAACGCCCCTGTACTTCTGATTCCTGAACCAAATCGTTAATGTCTGGCCCTTGAACTTCGTTCCGTTGCGCAGCCGGTACCCCTCTGCATTGAACAGATTGGCAATAGCACGGGCAGAGTTACCAAGGGCATACATCTCAAAAGCACGCCGTACAAGGGGTGCTTCATCAGGATTCGGAACAATGTCCCTGCTCTCCGTGGGCATCAGACCATAGGGCAGTGCGCCATTGCACTTGCAGTGAAGGGCGTTTTCTTCCTGACCCGCTTTGACAGCACGGGACAAAGATGCGCTGTAATATTCAGCGTAGCCCTCCATCATGGCTTCGATCAGGATTGCCTCAGGGCCATCGCCCATGTCCTGCTTGGCATAATAGACTTTTACACCACAATCTTTTAATTTGGCCTTATAATAGGCAGCATCAAACCGATTTCTGGCAAATCTGTCGATTGTGTACAGGATTACGGCCTGAAACTTCCCGGTCTCAGCGTCCTTGACCATCCGCTGGAACTGTGGACGGTTGGCCGTGCGGCCTGACTTCGCTTTGTCACTGTATGTCTTGATGACAATCATATCATGCCGATGGGCATAGGACATGCACTCCCTGATCTGGGTGTCGATGGATTCCTCACGCTGTGAAGAACTCGAAAAGCGGGCATAAATAACTGCGTTGATCATTTTCATTTCTCCCTCTTGCAGGATTGGAGTGGTATACCTTATAATGACGGTGCCGTTGATGGTTCTCCTTGCTGTGTGTGATTGGTAGTCTTCCTTCAGAAAAATGTCGGTCGTCAAATGCCGACATTTTTTTATACCGAAAGCATCCGGGTAAACCCAATCACCAGTCCAATAATACGAACGTCCTCGCGTTCCATGACATTGATCACGATAGGATTGTACTTCTTATTGTCGCTGATCAGTGTCATGACCGGCCCCGCCAGATAGACATGTTTCAGGGTTGCCGAATGCTCGATCACGACCACAGCAATGGAGCCATTGGACACTTCGGGCATGGCCCGGACAAAGATTATATCGCCACATACAAATGTGGGTTCCATGGAGTCACCAAACACCCGGAAAGCGAAGTCCGCATCCTTCGGCCCATCAATATATCCGTCGAACTCGTCGTCTCCATAGAGCGGTGTACCGGCTGCAACCTCGCCCTTGATTGGAATGCGCTTGAACGCCTGACTGCTGTTACCGCCCTGCGCCGCCATGAAGATCTCTGAATCAATCTGCCTGCCAAGCATCTCAACCGGGATGCCCATCTGGCTTGCTGCTGAAACCGCATTCTCGACATTCCCGTCGAACAGTTCGAGGATGGAAGGTTCAATGCGGTCCTTCAGTTCTTCCTCGTCATGAAGCAAAAGCTGCTCACTCACACCAAGTGCGGATGCAAAGATACCGATCTTGTCAAAAGGAATGTCATTGATTCCTTTTTCGATCTTATAGATAGTAGCTCGTGATTTATAGCCGAGCTTTGTCGCTAACTCGTCCTGACTCAGGCCGAGTTTTTCGCGATATTTTTTTACTCTTTCTCCCAATGTCATAGATAACACCTCCATAGCAATTATACCATAATGAGCCGAAAAAGCAACACTTAAAAAAATTTTTTAAATAAAGTGTTGACTTCTGGTAGCTGATGCGCTATACTACCCGACGTCGCCGATAAGTAGTCAAAATTCATTCGGCGCATGGAGGTGGTGCAAAGTATGGATAACATTGTCAAGCTGAAGAAGTATGTTGCCCTGAGTGATTACACACAGGGCCAACTGGCGAAGATGATGGGGATGACCAGCGCTTGCCTTAATTACAAGCTTAACAACAGGCGTGAAATTAAGGGCGATGAACTGGTACGGCTCATAAAGCTGTTAGGCATCCCTCCATGTGAAGCCGGTGAACTGCTTTTCAGCTAATTTTTTTACCCTTACTGTAGCCGAAAAGTAGTCATGAAGGAAGGAGTTACCTATGACATTTGGTGAGCGAGTTAAGCGCCTGCGGAAAGGACTGGGGCTGAAACAGGCCGACGTGGTTAAACGGACGCATGGCGCGATCAAGCGGACCAGTCTCTCACGTATCGAGACCGGAGAGTTATTCCCATCGGTGGACAAGCTTCCGCTGCTGGCGAATGCGCTTGAGGAACATATCGAGAGCTTATTCTACGATGAGTTCGGAGATCCGGTGGTGATTGGACATGAATGATGGACCATGGGGGTATGACCTGATCATGCAGAAGCTCGACGAGCTCGGCGGATCCAAGAACCAGCTGGCGAGGAAAATCGGAGTCAGCTACAAGCGCATGGACTATTGGTTCCATCACCCCGATTCCCTGCCGATCCGGTATGTACGGGCAATCTCCGGCGTGCTGGGTCTGACGGCACCAGAGATTTACAACAGCTTCATTTTATTGTGGGGCTGGCGGGAGGAGACGGAAGATGAAGGACTGGATGACTGAGTTGGGCCAACTGCTCGCGCACGACCATCTTTTCATCCAGCATTACCTGTCCCAGCTGGAGGACAAACATGATTGCAGTAGTTTGGACGATCGCATCCCTGCTGATCGGGATGGTGATCTATCTCCTGTTCAGCTTGCTGATTGCGGCTGAAGCGGAACGGGCTTCAAGGCCCATTAAAATCACGCCTCCCGAATATGGTCTCTCACGTCGGGAGTGCATGAAAGCAATACGGAGGATGGAGAGATGGAGAAGGAAGAATTTGTGCGGACGGTATGTGCGATGGGAATCTGCCGTAAGGGTCAGGCAGAGCTCTTCGTTAACTCGTCCGGTCTGGACACCTTCACGGAAAAGGATCTGATGGACCTTTATCACAAGGCCAATCCGGAGGTGATGCAGATCGGCGTGAAAACCGGCGGACCGCTCCTGGACGATAACGACCGCGAGACGGTGCCGGTTGTTGATCCTCGTGATGTCCAGAAGAAACGAAAGATCAACTACGAATTTGTGGCTGACTGCTTTACGGGTAACCGTCAGGTATACGACAGAGAGCCAACGTACATCAGGGATGAGAAGATGCGGCTGGTTCTCAATCCAAGGAGGCTGAAGGGGCTATGACGTGGGAATATGGACTGCGGTTAAGGCCGCCAATGGTCTGTACTATTCCTCACAATGGGCTGGTACGGACGAAGGACTTTAACGGTAAGAAGCCCTACATGGGATTCCGCCTGTGGGGCTGCGTGGAGTATGACCGTCAACTTGATGACAGCGAGATCATTGAGTACGAACTGGTTTACCTCGGTAAAAGAGGTTGAGATGTGGGTTGTTGATATTGATAAGACCGCGCTCAACCTTCGGTGGATGATGTCGATTGGAGACGTGAAAGCATCCAGAGTCGCGCTTGAACTTGGGGTTCATCGGGCAACAGTGTATGGCTGGCTGAACGGTGTTTCAGCGCCAAACCTTGATCACTGCGTAGGCCTCTGCGATATCCTGGGTTGCGGGTTAGACGATTTAGTCGGGAGGAAATGTGTTTAACAGTACAGCGAAGCTCTATATGGAAAGGGATTCTCCTTTCATTCAGTGGGACTGTGAGGATTGTTTTCAGGGCGTGCACAGTCACGGTGTATGCAGAATAGGCAAGTTCAAGAATACGCCGGAAGAAGTCTCCCGGGCCATTGAGCAGCAGGACATGCTGCGCTTGCCCAAGAAGACAATAAGGGCGGAGAACAGCATATCCATCACCGATATGAAGCGCGTTCTGCGTAGGATTGTTCGTGCAGGCGGCCAGATCAGACTGTTTCAGGGCTGCATGCCTGGCCGCGAGTTTGAGATGTGGCTGACGGCGTTCCCGTCAGCGGAGGTAATAATAAAATGATTGAAATTAAGGTTACTGGTGAAAACTATCAGGATTGCTTAAACCAGATGATGGGCTTTATCACGGAGCCGGTAAAGGATGCTCCCGCGTTTATTCCGGCAGAACCGGTTACTACTCTGTTAACAGCAGAGCCGTCGGTACCGGAAATGCCGACGCCTGAAGAGGCAGCGGAGTATGCCAAGAAGACGGCAGAGAAGGCGAAGAAAGCGGCAAAAGAGGCCGTTGAAAAGGCGCAGGCAGAAACTACCGCCAGTGCCCCGGAAGCGCCCGCAGAGGCCCAAACTGAGGCATCTGAGCCTGTCTCCGAAGCACCAGCGCACAAGACCTACGACGAGGTCTATGCTATCGCGGCCAAGGTGCGTAACGACGTGAGCATTGGTGCCCTTCGTCTCCTGCTCTCGTCGTTCAACGGTGCACAAAAGGTCAAGCAGCTTCAGGAATCCGACTATGACGGTTTCTACGCTGCCTGTGAAAAGCGTATAGCGGAGGGTAAGTAAATGCCGAGTGTACATGCCAAGTTGAGCCCTTCCGGTGCCCACCGTTGGCTGAATTGTACTGCCAGTGCGGCATTGGAAGACAAGTTCCCGAACGTAACGAGCAAGTACGCTGAAGAGGGAACACTGGCCCACTCCATTGTGGAGGAAAAGCTCCAGCGGATTATCAAGGGCAAGCCCCGTGGAACCGCGAGTGCCCGGTTAAAGAAGAAAGAACTCTACAAACCGGAGATGGAGGGCTACACCGACGATTATGTGACACTGGTGTGCGAGGTGTTTGATGAACTGAAGAAACAGGGCAAGCACCCCATCCTCTCCTCCGAAATGAAGGTTTCCTTTGAAAAGTGGGTTGAGGGCGGTTTCGGCACGACTGACACTGCCATCATCGCGGACGGCACCATGTACGTCTTCGACTTCAAATATGGTCAGGGCGTGCGGGTAGAGGCCCATGAGAACCCTCAGCTGATGCTGTATGCACTGGGTGCGTACTATGAATTTGAGCCGCTGTACGACATTGATCACGTGGTTATGTACATCGTACAGCCCCGTGTGGTTGACGGCGTGACGAGTTTTGAGATGGATATCAAGGACCTTCTGGACTGGGCGAATAACCTGGTCAAGCCCAAAGCAGAAATGGCCGCTGCGGGCGAAGGTCCCTGTGTTGAGGGTGATTGGTGTAAGTTCTGCCGGGCAAAGACGGTTTGTAAGGCGAGGGCGATCAAGTACTTGGAGTTCCTCAAGGAAACTGAGAAAAACCCGAGGCTTTTGAGTGAGAAAGACCTGGCAACGATCCTTCCGCTCGCGGAATATATCAAAGGCTGGGCGAAAGAGCTTAAGGATTACATGATGGATCAGGCCATAAACCTGGACGTTCATTATCCTGGTTACAAGCTGGTGGAGTCACGTGCCGACCGGGTGATTCTCAATCCAAAGGCACTCGCCGATAAGCTCCTGAAAGCGGGCTATGAGGACATCTACGAACTCAAGGGCATCACCAGTCTGGAAAGCATCTGCGGTAAAAAGGCTTTTGCCGAGATTGCCGGAGGATTGGTGGAAAAGCCTGCTGGCAAAGCGACTTTGGTGCCGGAAAGCGATCCACGCCCGGCACTGGGTGAAGACAAGGACATGTTTAATGACGGATTTGAGGAGGAAACAAAATGAGCGAAAAGTTCAATACCGGAAAGGTACGTATCAGCTACCCGCACGTCTTCGAGCGTGACCAGAATGACAAGTTCTCACTTGTCGCTTTAATTCCGAAGACCGACACGAAGACCCTCGAGAAGATCGAGGAAGCCTGTAAGGCGGTCTACCGGGAGCACAAGTCTGGCCTGCTGAAGGGCCTTGAGTACGAAGAGGTTGCCAAGCCCTTCCACGACGGCGATGGACGCAAGCCGAAGGGCGGCAGTTACGGTGATGAGTGCAAGGGCATGATCGTTCTGTCCGCCAAGACCAAAACCAAGCCCGTTGTTGTTGACCGTAATGGCGAAAAGACCGCCGATGAGTCTCTCATCTATCCGGGCACGTGGGGTCGTGTGGCAATTGCCTTTGGTGCCTACAACAACTCCGGCAACCGGGGTATCTGCTGCTTCCTGAACGGCGTGAAGACCTATACGACGGGCGAGCGCTTTGGCTCCACGTTCAAGGCCGAAGACTTCGACGATGGGTACGACGACAGCGACATGCTGACGGGAGCTGATGACGATGACGATATCTGAGGCGGTAACGCCCCAGATCCTGAGTCTCGACTTTGAGACCTTCTCCGACGTTGATATCGGAAAGGCCGGTGTATACCGGTATGTGGAATCACCGGCCTTTGAGATTCTTCTTCTGGCATATGCCTTTAACGATGACGACCCCATTGTGCTGGACTTCACTGCCATGTCAGACGATGAAAAGGAAGGATGGAAACAGCAGTTCAGGGAATGGCTGTCAGACCCCGGCATTCGGATTCACGGGTACAACCTTGAATTTGAGGCAGCGGTCTTCTCCCGGTGGTTTGGTTATAACGTCGATCTGACGAATTGGTGGGATACGATGGTAACCGCACTTACGTGCGGTCTACCTCGCTCCCTGAAGGACGTAGGCATTGCCCTGGGCATGCCCGAGGAAGAGGCCAAGCTACGCGAAGGAAAACGCCTCGTAACGTACTTCTGCACACCGTGCAAGCCTACAAAGGCAAATCGGATGCACACAAGGAACAGCCGAGAGACTGATCCTGAAAAGTGGTCGAAATTCGTTGAGTACAACCGGCAGGATGTAGTCGCAGAACGGGCGATCTGGTACAAGGTACGGAATTACGAGCCCTCTGAAAAAGAGCACATCGCTTGGATTGTCTCAACAGAGATTAACCGCCGGGGCGTGATGATCGATCAGAACATGGTCGCTCAGGCGGTTCACCTCTCTGAACAGCATACGGCAAAGCTGATTGAGGAACTCAAGCGGATTACCGGACTGGAGAACCCGAACAGCAACAGTCAGCTTGCAGGCTGGCTGGGCATGCCCAGTGTCGCCAAGGCGAACGTGGAAGAGGCAATCCAAACTGCAACGGGTAACAAACGGCGAGTGCTTGAACTGCGGAAAGAGATTGGGAAGACCTCTGTAGCGAAATATGAGGCGATGCAGAATTCAGTATGCGCCGATGGTCGGTGCCGGGGGCTATTCGCTTTCTACGGCGCGAATCGTACCGGAAGATACTGTCTTGCCGAAGGGACAAAGATACTGATTAAAGACAGGCACGGTCTTATAACTGAGAAGCCTATTGAAAAGGTATCCGAAGATGATCTGGTATATGACGGTAACGCCTGGGTCGAGCATGAGGGTGTTGTATACAGCGGGGATAAAGAAGTGATTACTTGGGATGGAGTTACCGCAACACCAAATCACAACGTCTACATCTCAGATGTTGAGAAGGTTAGTCTGCTGGAAGCGAAGATGAGGGGACTGAGGCTATGGAGAGGATACTGTACCAAATCTACCGTATAACCGCTCCTGACGGTAGATGTTATGTAGGGTGTACTTCACAGACGCTTAACGAGCGGTGGAGGCAGCATCGCCTCCGGGCAAGAGACGGTAAACATGATGGGCATCCCTTCTATCATCTGATTAATGAAATTGGTGAGGACAAATTTACGGTTGAACTGATTGAGATGACATCAGATAAGAAGGAGAAGTACCATGCGAACGTATGACATTGTAAACGCTGGGATACATAATCGGTTCATGGCAAACGGACGCATCGTCTCCAATTCTTCCCGGATTGTTCAGCTCCAGAATCTTCCGCAGAACCACATTGATGATCTGGATGCCGCCCGGCAGTACGTCCTTGACGGTGACAGCGAATCAATTGAAACCTTCTTCGACAGCCTGCCGGACACACTGAGCCAACTGATACGGACAGCGTTCATTGCAAAGCCCGGCTATGTATTTGCGGTCGCTGACTTTTCGGCGATCGAAGCCCGGGTGATGGCTTGGGTTGCCAACGAAAAGTGGATGTCCGAGGCTTTTGCCGCCGGGAAGGACATCTACTGTGCGACAGCTTCCCAGATGTTCGGCGTACCGGTTGAGAAGAAAGGCGTCAATGCCCATCTCCGTCAGCGCGGTAAGGTCTCCAGCCTGGCCTTGCAGTATGCCGGAACAATCAATGCACTCATCAACATGGGCGCCCTCAAAATGGGCATCCCTGAGGAAGATCTCCCGGAACTGGTCGAGAAATGGAGAGCGGCAAACCAAAACATCCAGCGGTTCTGGTACAAAATGGGCGATGCCGCATTAATGGCTGTAGAAGAGGGAGCCAGCGTCAAGGTTCAGCACGGTATCCGCTTTTACCGCACGAAGAAGATGATGTGTATGGAACTGCCGTCAGGACGAAGTATCAGGTACTACAACCCAAGTGTTGAGACAAACAAGTGGGGCAAACCACAAATTGTTTATGAAGCGTATGATAACGGAAAATGGTTAAAAGCTGATACATATTACGGGAAATTGAGCGAAAATGCAGTACAATCAATAGCACGTGACTGCCTGTTGGAAGCCATGATGCGAGTGTCCAGACGGTACCCGGAGATCGTAATGCACGTCCACGACGAAATGATCGTAGAAGTGCCTGAGGATGAGGCTCAGGAGGCTCTGAACTACATGTGCGCGTGTATGGCGGAACCGATTCCGTGGGCGCCGGGATTGATCCTGAAGGGTGATGGCTACGTGACGAAGTATTACAGGAAGGACTAAATGAGTGATTTCAGCATTAGCGGTACAACCGATCTTGGTTGGGCTGTAAAGGGCATCATCTACCATACTTGTTATACATGCGGAACCCGGTTCACGTGTGACACTGAATACGTCTATAAGCGGATGTACAAATCAAAGCAGTACTGGTTTTGTCGGTATAACTGCATGCGGCGCTTTGACGTAATTATTGACCGGGCGCGTGAGCTTGAAAACGAGATTCAGATTCTGAATCAGCAACTTCGGGCGTACAGGTTGCCTGAAGAAAAACGGCGGGAACTGGAAAAACGCCGAACGAAAATCAAGGAGGAATTGAAAAATGTTCGTCCCCTACCCCCCAATGACGACGCTGGAAAAAAATAAGGTCGATGAAGTGCTGGCATGGGATCAGCCGGAATGCCCGGGTTGCGGTGCAAAGATGAGCCTGGGGATTGAGGAAACCGGCAGGCAGTCCATGTGGGAATCCGCACGGAAACGTGAGCGTTATCGTGCATGGTACTGGTGCACCAGATGCCGCATCTGGCGTACCGATGCAGTAAACGGGTATACAGCCAATATGGCTGCTGAAAATGCCTATAAATTAGCAAAGGAGAGATACCATGGGTAAGGTAAAGAGCGGTGACTATGTAAAGCTTGATCCGCGCATCTGTAAGATGCTGACGCTGAACCGCTGGTCCCGGGTTACGAAAACCGGACCGTTTAACGGTTACTTTTCAGTGGAGGCTCGGCCCACTGTCTTCCTCGACGAGAACATGGTTGAGAATATATGCCGGGACATGACCATCCGTGTCCATGACAGGGTTGTAACCGTCGAGACAGCCATGGGTGTTGCAAGCGCAAAGTGCCGGAAGACGGACACATTTGACCTGATGACGGGCGTTAATATCGCTCTTAAGCGCATCGAACGGAGGTATGAGAAAGAGTATGGTAATCGGTAATGTAGGTCTGCGTGACCTGATCAAGGGCTATATCGGGCCCGCCAGTGTGGATGTTACGTTGTCTGACACGATTCTGGTACAGGCCAAACGGCCTTGTGCAGTGCGGCTTGGCGGGGATGTACGGTACATCCCGGTTAAGTTCACAAAGAAGAAGCCTTTTATCCTGATGCCCGGCGCGTTCGTCCTGGCAGCAACGAAGGAAGTATTCCAGTTCCCGGTCAACGTCTGTGGATTCGTTCAGGGACGGTCCTCTATTGGAAGGATTGGTTTGACTGTTCAGAATGCGGGATTCATTGATCCGGGTTTCCATGGAACGATCACACTGGAGCTGGTCAACGAGGGCAGACAGCCCATCGCTCTGATCCCGGATTACCGCATTGCCCAAATTATCATGCTGGACGTTCGGGATAATGACCTGATGTACGAAGGGAAGTACAACGGGCAGATCGAGCCTGTCGGGTCGAGGATGTACCTTGACCGGGAGGTACAGGCGTGAAAAATGTCATCCTTGCAATGGTCTCGTGGTTTTGCATAGTCTTCTTCACCGTCTTCTTAACGGTGCTGGGCTTCAAACTGGCGATGGCTGTTGTAAATAATATTGTGGGGGTACTTGTATGAACGTTACACTTTACAGCAAACCGAGTGTCAGCGGTGACATGCTTTCCGGCGCAGCCGCCAGTGTGTGCACGGGATCCTATGACTGGGAACGCAGCCTGCGCGGTGCCATGAACGCCGGGCATGAGTCAGTCACTGAACATGCGACGTATACCTTCTACATTGAAGGTGTCAGCCGGGTGTTACTGGCACAGCTTACCCGGCATCGGATTGCATCGTTCTCTGTTCAGAGCCAGCGGTACTGCCAGATCCAGCCGGAATTCGTGCTGCCGAAGACGATTGATCAGAGTCGGTTCAGGCCGCAGTACCTGTACCAGTTCGACCGGGCATATGAGGCGTACACGGAGATGATTAAATCGGGCATTCCTGAAGAGGACGCGCGGTACATCATCCCTCAGAGCGTTAAGACCAATCTGATGCTCACGATGAACGCCCGGGAGCTCCGTCATTTCTTCTCACTGCGCTGCTGCAATCGGGCGCAGTGGGAAATCCGGGAACTGGCGAATCAGATGCAGGCTATCTGCCTCAAGGAGGCCCCGGAACTCTTCAAGAACTCTGGCCCCGGATGTGTCCGTGGCAAGTGCCCCGAAGGAATCCGTTCCTGTGGACGGCCTGTAGGAGGGAAGGAACATGGCAGCTAGAATCTTTTACATCTGCCTTTACGCATGGTCAGCGGTAATCTGCGCGGGAATGGTCCTCAATCCAAACGGCGTGCTGTTTATCCTTTTCTGGATTGTTCAGGCGATTATCTCTGTCCTGCATATCGTGGAGGAAATGGTCAATGGTAAAGCATGATGCCGACACGCTGAAGGAGCTTCAGGCCATGCCGCTGAACGATAAAGTCGCTCTGACCGAAGATCGGATTATCGAGTTCTACGAGCATTACGATGGTAAAGTGGTTATTTCCTTCTCCGGCGGTAAGGACAGCACTGTGCTGCTGAATATAGCACGGCGGCTGTTCCCGAATATCCGTGCAGCGTTCTCGAACACCGGCTTGGAGTATCCTGAAATTCAGGCATTCGTGAAGGAGCACGACAACGTGGACATCGTCAGACCGAAGATGACCTTCAGGGATGTAATCACGAATTATGGATATCCTCTGATCAGCAAGGAAGTTGCGGAGGCGATCTTCTACGCCCGGCGGAACCAGCCTTCCTGGACAAAACTGATAACCGGGCAGTACACAATCCCCGATGAGAGGGGGTACAAGGAGGCCGTCAGAAGACAGCGAGATCTCACCGGACAACACCAGTACGGGCCGGAGACAGCGCATGCTCGGAGTATACACAATCCCGGTCAAGGGGGGGTACAGAAGACAGAGCGATCTTGTCGGACAGCGTCTGTACTGGGAGAAAACAGCGCATGCTCGGAACCTACAAGGTCCCGCCCGAATATGGGGGGGCTACTTCGAGATCGAAGAGTACCGAGCTCCTCGGGAACCGGCGAGACGGGGGGGGGTACTTCACCTTATAACAAGGCCCGCTGGCTGCCGTTAGTGCATGTTCCCTTCCGCATCCACAGCTACTGTTGTAATGTAATGAAGAAACTCCCGATGCACGCTTATCAAAGCGCAAACGGAGTGAGGCCGATTCTGGCAACCCTTGCAACAGAGTCAAGGATGCGCAAACAGGCATGGGTGCGGACCGGATGTAACGCTTTCGAGGGAAAGGATCCCAAGTCAACGCCGATGGCGTTTTGGACTGAGGACGACGTTCTTCGGTACATCGACAGGGAAAAGCTTCCTATTTGTACGGTGTACGGCGAAGTCGTTTGTGACTCAGAGCGCTGTCGTAACAGCGGATTGTACCGCACTGGCTGCATCTTCTGCATGTTCGGTGCGAATCACAAGGATGATCACCGGTTCCAGCAGCTTCGTGACATACAGCCCAGACTGTATGATTACTGCATGCGTGGCGGGCAGTGGGTAGACAATCCTGATTACATCGAGGGCCTGCCCAGTACGCCGAACGAACTGGGATGGATTCCCTGGAACCCCAAGAAGATTTGGACACCGTCTGCCGAGGGGCTGGGCATGCGGTATGTGATCGACTGCGTAAATGCCATCTATGGCGCAGGCACCATTAAGTATTAAGCCCTGTCCTTTTTGCGGATCCGTTGACGTACTGATCAGCCCCTGTACGTCAATGGCGTCCTGCAAAAAATGTCACTGTAAAGGCCCTTTGATTGGTATTGTTCTACCAGACTTCTCGAAATATCCTGAGAAGGAACAGCCAATCAGGGCATGGAACGTAAGGAGACTACATGAAGATACACTATGAATGCATAGGCTGCTTTGCCGATCAGAACGGGCACTGCAAAGCCCTGACCCGTCATTACGACAAAAACTGTCCCTTTTACAAGACAGTTGACCAGCACCAGCTTGACATTGCCAAGGCAAAATTACGGCTTCGGAAGATGTACCGCCTTGGCTGGTTTAACCCTGAAGGACTTTCTAACCTGCGCTTACAGGCGCACGACATGCTACGGGAGGGCTAATCATGACGATTGGCGGATTTTTCTCGGGTACCGGCGGGTTTGAACTCGCCGGCGCCCTGGCGGGCTTAGAGCCCAGATGGGTTGCTGAGATTGAACCTTATTGTTGTAAGGTGCTGGCTGCCAGATTTCCGGGCATACCAAACCTTGGAGATGTAACGCTGATAGACGGTTCAAAGATTGAACCCGTCGATGTGATCACCGGCGGCAGCCCATGTCAGGATATGTCAGTTGCTGGGAAACAGGCAGGCATCCACAAGGGAACGAGATCAAGCCTGTTCTTCCACGAGACCCGTATAATTCGTGAAATGCTGGAGGCAACCAATGGAGAATACCCCAAATACATCGTCTGGGAAAACGTGCCCGGAGCGCTCGGATCAAATAAGGGGTGCGACTTTCACGCAGTCCTTGAAGAATTCATCCAGTGCAAAGATACCGGTTACTATCTGCCTCGACTTGAGAAATGGCCCAAAGCCGGATGCATCATGGCAGACGATTGCAGTCTTGCCTGGAAAGTCATGGACGCCCAATTTTGGGGAGTCCCCCAGCGACGAAAGAGGATCTACCTTGTTGTCGATCTTCGAACCGAACGCGCCCCGGAAATACTATTTGAGTGCGAGGGCAGCCGCTGGCATCCTGAAGAGGGTCGAAAGGCGTGGGAAGCAGCTTCCCGCTATATTGAAGGATGCACTCATGAACCAGTGTGGCTGAAGGAAGGAGATAGAAATGCTGTTTGAAGTGACGGGCAAAGGTACGGGCACCACGTGGATTAATCCGCTGCATGTCCAGTGCGTCTACAGGGACGCAGATGGTCAAACCGTTGTTGATTTCGGACACGACGATATACTCCGTGTACTGGAAGAATTTGACGTAGTCGTTAAGGGGCTGAGAGCATGTTACCAGTAGCGTTTAATCTGAGCAACTATACCAGTAATTGTATGAAGTCTGGTAACCCTCACTCAGGCATCTCTATAACAACGACAAGTCGGACGCTTGATACAAGCGGCGGAGATCCCGCCCGGAATCAGGGGGGGGTACTCATTGTTGAGAATCATCCTGCGGACTCGCGTGTGAAGCTGTCTGAGGATGGAATCGTCCAGACACTGTCTGCACGAATGGGTACGGAGGGGGGTAATGTTCCGTTGTTATTGTTCGATCTACAGGCCTTTGGCCAGTACGGTACGGGGGGGGTATCGTCTACATTACAGGAACGCGACTACAAGTATGTAAGCGACATCGTCTGCGACAATCAATACGCCTGTCGCAGGTGGACCCCGCTGGAGTGTGCGAGACTCCAAGGCATGCCGGATGACTGGCTTGTGGACGGATCGGATGCTGCCAAATATCGGGCGATGGGCAATGCCATTGCCCTGCCCTGTGCCTATGATGTATTAAAACGAATCGCTATGGAGGAAATATGAGTAACGTTGATCATCCAAATTACTATAATCAGGGTAAAATTGAGGTTATTGACATTATTGAGGATCAGAAGCTGTCATTCCACCTGGGTAATGCGGTCAAGTACATCTGCCGCGCAGGCGCGAAAGACCCTTCGAAACGCATTGAGGATCTGGAGAAAGCGGTCTGGTACATCAACCGCTTCATCCGTCTGTTGCGGGAGGCTGAGACCGAATGAAAACCATCTTACTGGCAATACCTGCCATGCAGTCAATGCCCACCACCTTCGTTGTCTGTCTGCTTGATCTGCTTCCGGTCCTGCGGAAAAAGGCAATCGTGAGACTGTCAATTGCCGCGAACAGCTTGATTTACGAGGCCCGGACGAAGCTGGCAGCACAGGCTGTGCAGTCAGGCATGGACTACATCCTGTGGATTGATTCAGATATGGTTTTTACTCCCGAATCAATCCTTCAGCTGATCGATGATGTCGACGAGTACCACCGGATGGTGTCGGCGCTTTGCTTTCGCAGGACGGTACCGACTACACCGTGCATCTGCACAGAAGAGTATAAGCCTTATGTGAACTATCCCAAAGACCGTCTTTTCGTAGTGGCGGCAACAGGTTTTGGCTGCTGCATTACAGAGACAAAGTTACTGTTGGAAATCGGAAAGAGCTGTTCCCCCTTCGCCCCAATCAACGGGCTTGGAGAAGACTATTCTTTCTGTAAGCGGGCCAACGATGCAGGCGTTTACGTCTGGTGTGACAGCCGGGTAAAGATCGGGCATCTGATGGAGTCGACGGTCAGTGAGCGCGACTGGTTGAAACAGCAAAATGACGGTAGGATTGATTGATGAAGACTGGGAAAGCCGTCGAAAGATGACTTTCCCGAACCTCTCCCTGATGAAGCTTTCATCCTGGCATAAGGCTATGGGGGATCACGTTGACTGGTATCACCCGATCATGGGAACGTACGATATTGTGTATATGTCTAAGATATTCTCCAATGAATACACAATTCCATACTATAAACCGGTAGATTCCAAGAAAGTTATCAGGGGGGGGGTCAGGATATGCAATCAAAGTCGAGGACGGCAAAGAGGTCTATCATCCTGAACTGGATCCCGCTTTGCCGCCTGAGATCGATCACGCATATCCTGATTATGGCCTGTACGGCATCACGGATACTGCCTATGGGTTCCTGACGAAAGGTTGTCCCAGACGGTGCCCATTCTGCCACGTGAAGGGCATTCAGGGCACTCAGACGTACGACTTTGCCCTGCTATCTGAGTTCTGGCATGATCAACCCAATATCAAACTGCTTGACCCGAATCTGACCGCTTCCGTGCATTGGGACGTGCATCTGAAGCAGCTTGCTGACAGTAAAACGTGGGTTGATTTCACTCAGGGACTGGATGCCCGAATGCTCGATAAAGACCGGATAAGCGGTCTGAACCACGTCAAATTCAGGCGGATTCACTTCGCTTGGGACAATCCAAGGGATGACCTTGAGGACCGATTTAAGCTTATTTCTGAGCACCTGAGAGGGTGTCGGAAAGAGACTGTGAGCTGCTATGTGCTGACGAACTATGATTCCTCTTTCGAAGAGGATCTATACCGGGTGCAGACGCTCCGGGCACTGCGGATTCAACCGTATGTGATGATTTACCGGAAGCCAACAGCACCGAAGGAATTAAAGCAGCTACAACGCTGGTGCAGCCCGTTCATCTTCTGGTCTGTACCGACGTTTGAGGAATATAAGAAAGGAGAACACGCATGAAGGTAAAGGAATACGTGGAGAGGCGGCGTGCCGGTACTACGATGCTGGAGCTGCATAAGATTCTTACGCAGGAAGCCAATGCCGATCTGAACATCGGGATTAATCGGGATACGGTGATGCATCGCTACAAGGAGAAGGGCCGTCTGATTGCGGAGCGCATCAACGCCGATCTGAGTGAGAACATCATCCCTCTGACTTGGTGGCAGGACAATGCCAAACCCATCACCCGGGTGTACAGGCCAGATGGGCATGTCGAGGTGGTGAACGAATGGCTCTGACGATTTACCGTTATGCCTGTCTTAAGTGCAAGCCCAGCGAACACACGGTACCGGCGGAGCATCTGACCGCTGCCAAGGTGATTCGGGGCATTACACCTTATAACAAGGTGGCACACGGCTGGGTTGAGTATGACCGCCCTCTGACCTACGAGCAGCTCGTAAAATATGACTTTGAGCCGCTGCAAACACTTCATATTCACGTTGGACTGTATATGGGAACTATCCCGTGGAAAAAGAAAGAGGTGGAACTTGATGCCGACACATTACCTGAAGGTTAAGCTTTTCTTCAATCCGAATGACGAGCTTATCCGGTACCAGATCGTAGACGGCGGGTATGACCCGCCGCCTGAGCCGTACAGGGCAAAGACGCATTGCCGGGAAGGTCACAGTGTCAGGGCCTTTATCGTACACGTAGTTGACGAAGGAAAATCCTTTGACAAATACGCGGAGTACGCCCTGAACATCTTCCATGAATGGAAAGCAAAGGGCAATTTCATGTTCGGACGGCTGGATCACAAACGTGATCCCAAATACGGAAATCATGATGGAGAATTATTATGATTATAGCTGTTGGCACTTCCCGCATGTCGACCCAGTGGAAGCGGACCAGCATAAGCTGGCCCAAACTGATGGAGCGGTTTGCTGAGACCGTCAGAACCCGGGAGACGATGGCTGAGTATAAGGACATGCCTAAAGACCGCAAAACCAACATCAAGGACGTTGGTGGCATGGTCGGCGGTGAGCTGTCCTGTGAGCAGCGCAAGAATGAGTTCTTGCTGAATCGCTGTATATTAGCCCTTGACATCGACTACGGTACGACGGACACATGGGAAGAGATGACTACGCTGTGTGACTGGGAGTGTTTTATGCATACAACCCACAGCCACACACCGGACAAGCCCCGGTACCGGATGTATTTCCCGCTTAAGCGGCCCGTAACCAAAGAGGAATATGCCCCCCTTGGACGTATGGTGGCATCCATGATCAACATTGAATTGTTCGATGATACCACCTACGAGGCCGCGCGGCTGATGTTCTGGCCCAGTACGTGCAGCGATGGTGAATTCAAGTACTGGCACCAGTCAGGTGACTGGATCGACCCTGATACCGTTCTCAGCACCTACGCGGACTGGCGGGATGAATCGTCATGGCCTGTCAGCTCAAGGGTTACGCAGGAAATCCGCAAGGCCCATGGCAACCGTCAGATAGATCCAAGACTGAAGGGCGGTATTATCGGTGCTTTCTGTCAGGTCTACACGGTACCGGCAGCCATTGATAAATATCTGCCTGACGTGTATGTCAAAAGTCCAGAGATGCCTGACCGCTACACCTACACTGGCGGCAGCACCTCGAACGGTCTTAAGATCTTTGATGATGGATTGTTCGCCGAGTCATGGCATGAGACAGATCCAGCGCACGGCAGGCTGTGCAATGCCTTTGACCTTGTCCGCCTGCACCTTTATCCGAATCTGGATGAAAAGAAGAGTCTGAGCGAGATGTACATCCGTCTGGATAAAGATGAAGCAGTCCAGAAACGCTACTATGAGATGCTCTTCGCTTCGAATGGTATGCCCTTCGACGATGGTTTCGACGAAGATCAGTTGAGACGGGACAAAATGGATCTGACTGAGACCGGCAATGCCCTCCGTCTGAAGGACAAGCTGGGTGAGTTCATGTGTTATAACCCGAGCGCCAAGTGGTGTGTCTGGACGGGCAAGATTTGGGAGCTTAACGCCGAAGATGCTGCCATGCATAATGTCATGTGGCTGAATGACATCTTCCGTGAATGGTCCATGAAGTTATGCCGGGACAGCAAGCCTGATGACGTGGATAAGCTGAAGCCCAAGGAGTACCCTATCGAGTACCAGCAGGCGCTGAAAGCGTACGCATGGGCCGAGCAGAGCCGGAATTCCAGTCGTATCGTCAATACCCTTAAGCTTACCCGTGCGGCGATGAAGGACGCAGATATGGACGATTTTGATGCAGATCCATGGGACCTGAACACGCCAATCGGTATCGTCAGCCTGAAGACAGGTGAGGTTATCCCCCACGCCCCGGGCCATCGCTGCACCATGATTACCGAGGTTTCGCCTTTATTTGATGCCCCTCATCCCCGCTGGGACGCGTTCCTTGACTTAGTATCCTGCGGCAGCGAGGACATGATCGACTTCCTCCAGCAGGTCGCCGGAATGTCCCTCGTAGGCCAGGTCTATGAGGAAGGACTTGTCATCTGCTGGGGCAGCGGCTCAAACGGTAAATCTACCTTGTTTGAAATCTGGCTCGCCCTGATGCGTCAGTACGGCGGTTCCGTTCGGAACGAGGTGCTGATGGGCAATCGTCTGGGCACCGAGGTTGCCGGCGCCAACCAGCTTCGCGGAAAACGCCTCGTGGTGGCCTCAGAACTTGAGAACCAGCAGGTCATGTCCAACAGTCTCCTGAAGCGTCTGACAAGCCGCGACGAGATATCGGCAAATGTCAAGTTCGCGGAGCCAATTACTTTCAAACCTACGCACACGCTGGTTATACACACCAATCATCTGCCCCGCCTGAAGGACGTGGACTATGGTACCATTCGCCGTATTATTGTTATCCCCTTCAACGCCACTATTTCGCAGGATGACAAGCAGAACGACTTCGCCGAAAACCTTGTCCGCGAGGAAGGGCCCGCCATTCTGGCATGGATGATCGAAGGTGCCATCCGGTTCTACAATAACGGGATGAAGCTTAAAAAGCCCTCATGCATCCGGGAAGCCAGTGAGCGTTACATTGAGGGTGAGGATCTGCTTAACCGGTTCATCCGGGACTGCTGTGAGCTCAGCCCAGACAAGGGCGAGTACATCGGGCAGCTCTATGTCCGGTTTAAGACATGGTGCGAGGAAGAGGGTATTCACTGCTCGCTGGGCCGGAATAAATTTGGTGATGAGCTGATTTCAAAGAAGAAGCTCAGCAAGAAAGCAGACAACCGGGGTGTTAAGCTGATGGGCATTGTCCTTCAGGACGATGAGGAGATTTGAGATGGAGAAGGATATAGAGCGCTGGCTGGGTCAGCAAGTGCAGAAACTGGGGGGCTTGTGGATCAAGTTCACAAGCCCCGGCATGGCGGGCGTGCCTGACCGGATTCTGATCTGGAAAGGGCAGATTGAGTTTGTGGAAATGAAGACTGAGACGGGCAAACTGTCCGTGCTTCAGAAAGCTACTTTTGCTGTTCTTAACAACGCCAACAAGCCCGTTCATGTAGTGTGCGGGAAGAGTGGTGCCCAGAAGTTTATAACCGAGCTAAAGGAGCAGCACCGGTTCGTCGTGAATTACCAGTACCCGACGATCTACTATTGGAGGTGATGGTGTGAGCAGGATTGACGAGCTTAAGGCCAAACGGCGAATGATTTTACAGAAGCGGAAGGAATACCAGGATACCCATAAGGTCATGAACGATGACCAGTTCCGGACGTATCAATCCATCTGTGATGACCTTGAGGCCGTTGAGGCGGAACTGGCGGGTTTAAAGCCCAGCTTCATGCTTCGCTGGAAAGGCGATGACACGGTCGCACGGGAAGAGACGGACTTTCCGGGCATCGAGCAGGCGGTAGCACGGGCCGAGGCGCTGCTGCTGGATGGTGTAAGCTGGGTAGAGGTTAAGCGGGTTTAGGAGGTGATTACAGATGCATTTCAAGCCACACGATTATCAGTCCTATTGTATCGGACAAATCATCGCAAAGCCCAAGTTGGGCCTGTTTCTTGAAATGGGTTAGGCCTAGGGAAAACGGTTATTACGTTGACGGCAATCAGGCAGATGCTTGGCCTTGAGGTCAGCAAGGTGTTGGTCGTGGCTCCGCTCAGGGTAGCGGAGTCCGGCTGGCTCCAGGAGGCCAGGAAGTGGGATCATCTGGGGGATCTCCGGGTTGTCCGGGTGCTGGGTACGGAGAAGCAGCGGAAGTTGGCGCTGGCGGAAGATGGGGACATCTACGTCATAAATCGTGAGAATGTCGCATGGCTGGTAGAGCTCTACGAGCGGGACTGGCCCTTTGATATGGTCGTGCTGGATGAGCTGTCAAGCTTCAAAAATCCGCAGTCCAGACGGTTTAAGGCGATGAAGCGGGTGCTGCATTCCATTGACAGGATGGTGGGCCTGACGGGCACTCCCGCCCCGAACAGCCTGATTGACCTGTGGGCGCAGGTATTTTTGCTGGACGGTGGCGAGCGCCTGGGCAAGTTTATCGGCCGGTACCGGGAAGCTTTCTTCACCCATGGAACCCTGCCGAATGGCATTCCTATCAACTATAAGCTGCGTCCGGGCGCTGAGGAACAGATCTATAAGCGCATCCGCGACCTGTGCGTATCGATGAAAGCGGTTGACTACATCACGCTGCCTGAGCGGGTTGATAATCTGATTGAGGTCGATATCGGCGAGTCCGCGCTTGCGCAGTACCGGACGATGGAACGTGAGATGGTGCTTGAACTGGAGGCTCAGGAGCGTATACTGGCAAGCTCTGCATCCGTCGTTGCTCAGAAGCTGCTCCAGATGGCGAATGGCTGCATCTATGATTCCGAGCATGCATTCCATCCCCTGCATGATGCCAAGCTGGATGCCCTGATGGATATCATTGAGGGCGCCTGCGGACATCCTGTGCTGATTTATTACGGGTACCGCTTCGATGAAGAGAGGATCTATGAGCGGTTGCGCGGATCCGGTTACAGGATTGCAACCCTCAGTGGGTCTGAGACGGTTGAGGCTTGGAACGGTGGACATATTGATGTGTTATTGGCTCATCCCGACTCTGCGGGGCACGGGCTCAACCTTCAGGCGGGCGGGCACATTATGGTCTGGTACGGCCTGACGTGGTCGCTTGAGAAGTACCAGCAGGCCTGCGCCAGACTGCACAGGCAGGGCCAACGGGATAGCGTCATCATTCATCATATCATCGCCAGGGGAACCATTGA